AAAGAATATCCAACAGCGGCCGCATCTGTTCTGCACTTTAAAGCACTGTTGAATGAATTGAGATTGAAGAGAAATTTCAGTCCTGATATCATCTTCATTGACTATCTGAACATCTGCTGTTCTGCACGATTGAAACATGGCGCAAATGTGAATAGTTATTCATACATCAAAGCAATTGCAGAAGAGTTGCGTGGGCTTGCTGTTGAAGAGAATCTACCAATTGTATCAGCTACACAAACAACAAGAAGTGGTTTCTCAAATACCGATCCGGGGCTTGAAGATACTTCTGAATCGTTTGGTCTACCAGCGACTGCTGACTTTATGTTTGCTTTGATTTCAACTGAAGAACTTGAAGCCTTGAATCAGATTATGGTAAAGCAATTGAAGAATCGATATGCAGACCCAACTATGAACAAAAGATTCGTTGTTGGTATTGACAAATCGAAGATGAGGTTGTATGATGTTGAACAGTCTGCACAAGAAGATATATCTGACTCAGGTCAGAATGCGCCTGACAGACCACTGAACACATTCGGTAATCGTGAAGGTAAATTCAATAAAAAGTTTGAGGGGTTTAAAGTATGATAAACTGTGTAAGATATTACGATGATGCACTTGATAAAAACAAATGTGATGAAATCATTAAGAGATTCGAGTATGATACTGATAGGCATATGCAGACAGAATTGCAAGACCACAGGCACTTCACTGAATTGAACATATCAGCATATCCTGATTGGAAAGACATTCACAATATGCTTGTGGATGAGATGCAGAAGTTTCTGAAATACTACAAGCATGACTTGAGCCTTGATGATAAAGTCTGGCCAGATGAACTTGCATGTGAACATTTTCGAATGAAAAGATACATGCCTAACGATAAAGATGAATTCAAACTTCATGTTGATGTGGGTAATCACGATTCGGCTCGTAGATTTCTTGTTTACTTCTGGTACTTGAATGATGTTGAAGTTGGTGGCGAGACTGCTTTTCAGTGGAATAGTGCTTCTGAAACGACCAGCACTGTTAAACCAGTCGCAGGCAGATTGCTTATGTTTCCTCCTATGTGGACATATCCACACGCAGGCCTGAAACCTATAAGCGGACCTAAATATATCATTGGTGGTTATTTGCATTACACTTAGGAAACATATGAAAGTCGTAGAATTTGATTCGAGTAAAAATGAAAAAAAGACAAAGCAACATATGCTTGACATTTTAGAAGAAGTGAGAAAAAACATTGAAGATGGAACAATTAAAGAATATCTTGTAGCATCTATGGATTCAGATGCTGAGATAACTCTATATGGTCACACAAATGATTTTGTTGGTACAATCGGAATGCTTGAGACTGCCAAACATAACATGCTTATGGAGAAGATGTTAGGACCCGATTGATATAAATAAGCCATTACAATAACAACTTCATGGAGTTATAATGGCTGGATCGTACAAAGTTCATGGTCTTTTACATAAGTTTAAAGATTTGGATAAATCATATATGTTATATTCACCAACATCAACCGAAGGAGGTGAGTTGGCAGTACTGCAACAAATTAATGGTTACATATCAAAAATAGGATCGCCAATAACTGTTGTGGTTGGCAAACATACATTTGAAAACATTTATGGTGCAAATAAAGTTGAAGGTACGCCTAAAGCTGATATTGCTTTAGTGATGTATGATGAAAGAAAAAAGAAATTTGTTGATGTGTGTTTTATATCACATAAAATGGGTAAAGATGCTAGTGGATTTCAACAATATAGCGGGATAACCAAGAAGGCCGATGGTGCTAAATCAGGTTCTATTTCAAAAGATTCAACTGTAATTTCATTTTTAAAAAAATTAACAGGAATACATAAAACTATTGTTGATGGAAAAGAAAGAGTTTATGAAACTATTAAAGATGCAAACTTGATTGGTAAAGCAGTTTATGGACCTTTATTTGGTTCATCAAGTTATGGAATTGATAATATTCATTTAATTGGTCAAGGTGATGTTAAGTTTACTGCGTCTGGTAAAAAACATAAGTTAGGCTTTACTGCTCATGTTAGTTACAATCCTGATGTGAAAGAATTTATGACGGGTGATTATACAGCTATTGTTGCCGCAAGATATACATCAGGTCGCAATTACGAATCTGGCGGAAAAACATATAGTGGTGTTCGTGTATTAATTATGCCTAAAAAGCTAATTGGATCAAAAGCAAAAGAAATATGAAATTCGCACAATTTTTAATCGAATCAAAGAAAGAAGGTGCAAACCTTCACCTCGAACACCTTGAAGATGAAGTTCTGAATCGTGGTGTCGCTGGTACTAGAGATGCGATTAACTTTCTCCGTTCACTGCGTGATATGCTTGCTGGTCATTCAGAATCAAAAATCAATACCACAACAAAATGGGATGGTTCACCAGCAGTATTCTGCGGTATCAATCCAGACAATGGTAAGTTCTTTGTTGGCACTAAAGGTGTATTCAATGCAAATGCAAAGTTGAATTATACTGATGCCGATATCGATACTAACCATAGTGGTGAAGGTCTTAATGCAAAGTTAAAAGTTGCACTAAGATATCTTCCAAAACTTGGTATCAAAGGTGTCTTGCAAGGTGACATGATGTTCTCTAAAGGTGATGTGAAGACTCAAACAATTGATGGTGTTGAGTATATCACATTTCAACCGAACACATTAGTCTATGCAGTTCCATCAGAATCAAAGTTAGCAAAGACAATGCTTGCCGCACAGATGGGTATTGTATTTCACACTTCATACACTGGTAAAACTTTCTCAGACATGAAGGCGTCATTCAATATCGATATCAAGAATCTGACAACAACGAAAGATGTTTGGTTCCGTGATGCATATTTCACTGATGCATCAGGCACTGCAACATTCACAAAAGAAGAGACAGTAGAAATCACAGGTATTCTTGCTGATGCGGGAAGACTCTTCAATCAAATCAATGCAAAAACATTGAATGAGATTGCTACAAGTGAGACTATAAAAGTTCAAATCAAAACATTCAACAATACAAAAGTTCGTTCAGGTGAAGCTATTAAGAACACTACTGCACACACTGCCGAATTGATTCGTTATGTTGAAGAGAAATTGAACAAAGCTATCAAAGAAGTTAAGATGGCAGAGACTATAAAGAAAAGAATCGCAGAGAAGAATGAAATCATGCGATTCTATCGTTCAAATGCAAGTAACTTAAAACTCATTTTTGATTTGCAGAATTTACTTGTTGAAGCAAAGAACATGACCATTAAGAAGTTGCAACAAATGAAACAAGTCACAAGTACATTTGTACAAACTGAAGACGGTTTCAAAGTGACAAATCCAGAAGGTTTTGTTGCAGTAGATAAACTAAAAGGCAACGCTGTGAAATTAGTTGATAGGCTTGAATTCAGTCATCTAAACTTTACTGCACAAAAGGCATGGAGTAAATAATGGCAACAAAAATTACATATGATATTAATGCTATTCTAAATGAATACAGTGATAATGATTTTGGATTCTCTGCTGTATCTGAAGAAGAATACAATGCTGTAATTGCAGAGAAAGATGAGACTGTTGAAGAATACAAAGCACGATTGATGCAAGTAGAAAAACTTATTATGCCGTTCTTATCGAATCTTCTAAAGACTGCTGACAAACCATATATCAATTGGCCTAATCGTAGACCAATTCTTGAAACGCAGATTCAAAAGATTCTAACACTTACAAGAAGCTAAATGTTAAAATTCTCTGAACATATTGCTGAACAAGAGTTTGTTTCAAAAGCTGGTGCTGGTGAAGAAGGTAGACCAGAGTTAGTGAAGAAATATAAGAAAGACACTCCTGGTCAAACAGTCAAAGAAGATGCTGAACAATGTACTCTATATACATCACAGCAATTGAAAGACTTAGAAACTTTTGCCGATAGACTTCTTAAAAAATATCAAGTAGACATTCAATTCACAAAACACTTTGCTGAAAGAATGAGCGATTCGAGAAATGTTCCTTGTATTAAGATTACCGAGTTGCAACAGTTCTTCAAAAAGATTGAGAAGAACAAAGCGGCTAAGATTAAAGCACATGGTGATGGGCAAGCAGTATTGGTAGACTTGCAAAAAGACTTGAATCTTCCTGTAGTTATTGATATAATGGGTGATTCGTTTGAAGTTAGAATGAAGACTATCATGCGAAAGAAAGATTTTAAAACAAGTGACGATAAAATTGCTGTAGAGTCATTTTTAGGATTTATAGATAAGTAATTAAACAAGTGAGGTTGTTATGCAAGATGTGGTTGTTGGTGCTATCACCAATTATGATTTCGACAAAATAAAGTATTGGGTAAACTCTCTTGACACCTGTGGGTTCACAGGCAAGAAAGTTATGCTTTGCTACAATATCTCTTTTGATGTTGTAGAAGAATTAACCAAGAGAGGTTATGTAATCATTGCTTTCACTCGCAATGATGAATTGAAAAGATTCGAGTACCGTGAAGAGTTCAACATTATGCTTGAACGATTCATGCATCTATGGTACTTTATGAGTCAACTAGAAGACCGTGCAGAATATCGCTATCTAATAGCTACAGATGTTCGTGATGTTGTCTTTCAAAGAAATCCATCAGAGTGGTTAGAAAAGAATATGGGCGACAAGACTATCAATGTTGCTTGTGAATCTATTCGTTACAGAGATGAGGCATGGGGTAAGAACAACCTCATTCAATCTTTTGGTCCATTAATCTACGAAGCAAACAAAAACAATCTCATCTACAATGCAGGAACTGTATCAGGTAGATTTGATACAATGATTGATTTGTTTTTGAATCTGTTCATGTCATGTTCAGGTTCACCACAGAATGTTCCTGGCGGTGGTGGTCCAGACCAAGCCGCATTGAATGTTCTGCTACACACAAAAACATATCGTGATGTAACTAGGTTTACAAATTCTGAAGAAGGATGGGCAGCCCAATTAGGAACAACTGCTGACCCAAGTAAGATTGAAGAATTCAGACCACATCTCTTTGAGCCTACACCAATTATGAAAGATGATGTAGTGTGTACCAGTACAGGTGAACCATTCTATCTTGTGCATCAGTATGACCGTGTTCCCGAATGGCGAAAAATTATTGAGAAGAAATATGGCTAAGTTATTATATGTTGTGCATCGTTATGCACCTTTTCCTGGTGGCTCAGAAAACTATGTGCGAGACATGGCAGAAGAAACCCTATCTCGTGGGCATGAAGTGTGGGTTCTAGCAGGCGAACATCAGGGCGACTTGAATGGTGTTAAAGTTAGCAGTGATGCACAAATTTTAAATGAAACATGGGATTTGATTGTTGTTCATGGTGGTGATGTTAATGTACAGAATTTTGTTTTATCAAATGCATCAAAAATAAAATCACCTATTCTCTATCAATTAATTCTACCATCTGAATCACCAACATGTTTGAAAGCATTGCAAGAGTGTAAGTATCTTGGATGCTCAACTACAGCAGATTGGAAACACATTAGAAAACACAATATACTTAGAAAGGGTATTGCTGTTCGACATGGTATTGATGAGAAGATTTCTATCGGTATGCAAGGCTTTCGTGAAAAGTATGGTATCAAAACTAAGAACATGTTTCTATCATGCGATGGTTACTGGCCAAACAAAGCAATGCATGAATTAGTTGAAGTGTTCAACAATGCACAAGTTCCTGATACAACTCTCGTTCTAACTGGTTATGATAATCGTCATGGACTAATGCCAAATGAATCAGAGTTTGTCAAACCATTTCTAATCGATTCTCGTGCAGATGTTATGTCTGCAATTCGTGAAGCAGACTTGTATATTCTACATTCATACTCAGAAGGCTTTGGTTTAGTTCTTCTTGAATCAATGTTGAATAAAACACAATGGGTTGCTCGTAACATTGCTGGCGCTGAGACAATGAAAGACTTTGGTATGGTGTATGATACTGATGAACAATTGGTAAACATCCTTAAAACATTCAAAAGTGACAAAGAATTGATTGACAAATCCTATGAATATGTTACACTTAATAGATTGATTGGGAACACAGTCGATGATATTTTGAGGTGCGTATGAATTTTACTTTCGGCATAACAACAGACTACAAAAATGTACAGAGACTAAATGAAGTCTGTAATTCTATTGCCGCACTCAATATACCTAACCATGAAATTTTAATTATCGGACAAGGTCTTTTTAACGATACTGCTAATGCAAAGCATATCTTCTTTGATGAGACTATAAAAAAGAAGTGGGTTACTCGTAAGAAAAACATTCTTGCACAGGAAGCTAAGTACGACAATGTTGTAATTTTTCACGACTACTACACTTTCGACAAAGACTGGTATACAAACTTTGTAGCATTCGGTGAAGATTGGGATGTGTGTTCTAATGCACAACAGTTGATTACTGGTAAGAGACATTTCACTGATTGGGTTTGCTGGGATTCTCGTATCTTTCCTCGCTACACATCATTGAGATATGATGATTGGGGTCATACTAAATTCATGTATCAGTCAGGCGGTTACATGATTGTGAAGAAAGATTTTATGAAGAAGTGCCCAATGAATGAAGAAATGACATGGGGTAGTGCTGAAGATGTTGAGTGGTCTATTCGTATGAGAGAGATTGCTAATTGGAAGTGTAATGGTGCAAGTATAGTAAAACATAATAAGGTTCATCGTGATGCAGAATAGACTTGTAATTTTTGATTTAGATGGTGTGTTAATTGATTCGAGAGAGTTACACTATGATGCATTGAATGATGCACTTGCTAAGATTGGTCAAGAGTTTGTAATTACTCGTGAAGAACATCTAAGCACATATGATGGATTGAACACTACAAGAAAACTTGAGATGCTATCTGAACGAAAAGGCTTAGATAGAAAATACTTTAATAAAATTTGGGAAGATAAGCAGATAGCAACATTTGATTTGCTAAGAAAACTTCCAAAGAATCATACAGCTAGATATCTAATTGCTCAGTTGAAAATGAAAGGCTGGAAGATTGCAGTTGCATCTAACAGCATTCGTGAAACTGTTCGCATTGCACTTGATACGATTGGCATCTTAGGTGAAATTGATTACATTGTCAGCAATCAAGATGTTCGATTCGCAAAACCATTTCCAGAAATGTACTGGCGTTGTATGATTGGGTTGAATGCATTACCTAAGAATACAATCATTATTGAAGACAGCCACATAGGGCGACAAGGCGCAATTGACTCTGGTGCTATTTTATATCCAGTTGAGAATGCCAGTGACTTGAATGCATTAAAATTTATGCAAAGAGTCGAAGAGTTTGAAAATGAACAACAGAAGACAAACATTCCTTGGCGTGACAAAAAACTGAATGTCTTAATCCCAATGGCTGGCGCAGGTTCAAGATTTGCACAAGCAGGATATACATTCCCTAAACCACTGATTGAAGTTCGTGGTAAACCAATGATTCAAGTTGTTGTTGAGAATTTGAACATTGAAGCCAACTACATTTTTCTAGTTCAGAAAGAACACTATGAGAAATACAATCTCAAATACATGCTTAACTTGATTGCACCAAACTGTACAATCGTTCAAGTTGATGGTATGACAGAAGGTGCCGCTTGCACCACACTTCTTGCACAAGAATTTATCGACAATGACGAACCACTCATCATGGCAAACTCTGACCAGTTTGTCGAATGGAATTCAAACGAATGCATGTATGCTTTCAAAGCAGATAACATCGATGGTGGCATTCTAACATTCGAAGCTACACATCCTAAATGGTCATATGCTAAACTAGATGACAATGGTTTTGTTTCAGAAGTTGCAGAGAAGAAAGTGATTTCTAATCAAGCAACAGTTGGTGTTTACTATTGGAACAAAGGTTCTGATTATGTCAAGTATGCTAGACAAATGATTCATAAAGACATTAGAACAAATGGCGAGTTTTATGTCTGCCCAGTATTCAATGAGGCAATTGGTGATGGAAAGAAGATTCGTGTTAAACAAATCCAAAAGATGTGGGGTATCGGTACACCAGAAGACTTGAATTACTTTTTAGATAATCATAAATGAAATTTTGGAGATAATTATGCAAGTTTGGATTTTGACATTTAATAGACCACAGGCACTGAACAGACAGATTAACACCTTCGGTGCATCGACTGCTCACGACATTCATATATTTTCTAATCATCCTGAAGTTAGGTTGACTGAAGAAAATGCAAAGCGTGTTAAGAGTATCACTTACAATACTCTATCAGACCCTGAGGCTAATTCATATTGTGCTAGGTCTTGGAACAACATCTTCATCAAAGCATTCAAAAAACATGATGATGCAATGTTTGTTCAAGATGATACTGCTATTCATCCTAATATTTCAAATCTAATTCGCAGAGACTGTGATAAGTATGATTTGATTTGGGGACCTGCTGGCGACACATTCTTTTACATGAAGAAGAAAGTATTGGCTACAGTAGGTTGGTTTGATGAAAGATATCTTGGTTGCTATTGTGGTGATGCAGACTTTCTAAAAAGATGTTTCATGTTCTATGATAAATCTAAATTGTCTATTGCAGAAACTCACGATTGGGGTTTTATTCACAATGATATTGGTATCAGAAGTTTAATCGCTACTGACATTGGTTCTAAAGCAATCGATGAAACATATGTAAATCAACATCACGAAATTGAAAACATCACTGGTGTTAATACAAATTATATTCTAAATCATTCTCAAGGACACTTCAAAGCGAAGTGGCAGACTCCTGGCAACGGAATAAATGGTATCGGTCCGATTACCAATTATATGACGCCGCCAGCATTCCCTGAGATTGATTGGTATCCATGGTTCACAACAAAATATTTGAGAGGTTAATATGAAAGAAGAAGAGTTTTTACAAAATCAATCCAACTTTTGGAATCACATTTCTGGTGGTTGGTCATTACAGAATAAGAATCCTGTAGTTGGATGGTATCACGAACATCAAGCATTCAAAGAATATGAGACTGAGTTGTTCAGAGGTCTTGATACAAAAGGCAAGTTAGCATTTGAATATGGTTGCGGTCCTGGTCGTAACATGATTCGATTCAAAGATTGGTTCGATAGAGTCGATGGTTGCGATATTGCACCTGACTGTATCGATAAAGCAAAAATCAATCTTGAAGATGCTGGTATTGCAATCCCAAATCTTTGGGCTAATGATGGTAAATCTATTCCGATGATTGCTGATGAAACATATGATGTTATCTTCAGTGTTATCTGTATGCAACACATTACATCAAGAAATGTTCGTATCAATCTCTACAAAGAGTTTTTTCGTGCATTGAAACCAGGCGGTAGTTTCTGTTTTCAAATGGGATTTGGTCCAGGACATCCAAGGTCAGTTGATTACTTTCAAAGCGACTATGGTTCGTTTAGTGAAGTACATAACAAAGATACAAGAGTTGAAGATGTTGATGCATTACAGACTGATGTTTGCAGTGTAGGATTCAAAAACTTCTCACACACATTGACTGGTACTTGCCATGATGAGCATCCACAATGGATTTGGGTTCAGGTGCAAAAATGATGTTTATCTCCCATCGTGGCAATCGCTTTGGTCCTGATGAGACCAGAGAGAATTCTCCATCATTCATTGATGAGGCGATAGCAAAAGGTTTTTCTGTTGAGATAGATTTGAGACTCGTTGGAGATGTAATCTATCTCGGCCACGATGGTCCACAATATGATATTGATTTAGATTGGCTTCAGAGTAGAAGAACTCTTCTTTGGATTCATGCTAAAAATAGAGAAGCCTTTGAATATTGTTTGAAACATAACCTACACACATTCTTCCATGATAAAGATGATTACACCATGACTTCATGGGGATATGTGTGGGCTTATCCAGGTCAAATGCCAGTAGGACAATTGTCTGTAGGTGTAATGCCAGAACATCATTTCTTACCTGATGACACTCTTAAAATGAGTTTCTTAGGTATCTGTACTGATTTTCCTGAGTTATTGAAAGACCCCACTATGGCAGAATTATAAATAACAGTATTCTTTAACTGTTTGCTGTAGAGGCAAAATGAAATTTAGCAAATTTTTGGCAGAAGCCAAAGGTCAATCCAAGGTCATTGTCGTGTATGGTGGAGGCTTTCAGCCTTTCCATGCAGGTCATATGAGTAGTTACGAACAAGCGAAAAGTGCTTTCCCAAGTGCTGATTTCTATGTCGCCTCAAGTAACGACACAAAGCAAAGACCAATCCCATTCAAAGACAAACAATTCTTAGCGCAACAAGCAGGCGTTACAGATAAATTCGTTCAGGTTATTCAACCTGTAAATCCCAAAGAAATTCTAGCGCAGTACAACCCAAAGAAAGATATTCTTATCTTGGTTCGTAGTGAGCGAGACCCTGTGAACTACACAAAGAAAGATGGTTCAAAGTCATACTATCAACCATACAAATCAATTAAAGAATGCAAACCTTTTGATGAGAAGACTGGGCATGGATACATATTCGTTACAAAGAAAAAAGTATTCCAATTAAATGGCAAAGAAGTCTACTCAGGTTCACAAGTCAGAGAGATGTATGCCAAAGCGGATGATAAGGCAAAGAGACAAATGATAAGTCAATTATATCCACATGCAAAAAGTCCTGAGAAAGTGAAGAGTCTTTTAGACAAGTACATCGGTGAAGTGAAAGAATCTGTTGAGATTACAATGGACATTCTTTTTGAGAATCTTCTTGTTGAAGGTGTTCACGATTCAGGTATCTTCAAAGCAATTTTCTTAGCAGGTGGTCCTGGTTCAGGCAAAGATTTTGTGATGGGTAAAACTCTTGCTGGGAATGGTCTAACTGAAATCAATTCTGACAATGCTTTTGAATTCTTGATGGACAAAAAGCGTCTGAATAAAAAGATGCCTGAATCAGAACAAGCACAGAGAGATGAGATTCGTGGTACTGCTAAGTCAGTTACAGAATTAAGACAGCGCCTTGCAATCAATGGACGCAATGGTCTAATCATCAATGGTACTGCTGACGATATCGAAAAGACAAAGCGTATCAAAAAAGAACTTGAAGACTTGGGTTATGAAACTCAAATGGTTTTCGTTGACACTGCTGATGAAGTATCTCGCCAAAGAAATATTGATAGAGGTCAAAGAGGCGGTCGTGAAGTACCTGATAAAATTCGCAAAGAGAAATGGGATTCTGCACAGGCTGCAAGACCTGAATTACAAAAGCTATTTGGTCAATCTAATTTCTTTCACTATGATAACTCAGAAGATTTACGAAATGCACCACCTGATGTTGTTCATAGAAAGACACAAGAACTTAATAATATTTTTAAGACTGTAAGAAAATTTACAGCGTCTGCACCTAAATCAGATATTGCTAAGTCATGGATTTCAACTGAACTTGTTCGTAAAGATAAGACAGTCGAGAAAAATCTTGAAGCAAGACCTGTTCGTAAAGGTTCTGGTGCTGGTGAGCAAGCATCTAAACTTGGTCTGACTTACTATGGTTTTGGTCGTTATGGTAAAGATAGAGAAATCACACATCATTCAGTTAATGATGAATTGGTTGCTATCAATAAGAATCAACCAACACCATCTCCAGACATTCCAACTCAGTCAGGTTCTTTGGGTTCATCAAAACCAACAACCGCTAGACAACCTACAGCACCAAAATTAAAATCAGTTGCAGACATTACAAAGACTGAAATGACACCAGAACTCAAGGGTCGTTTAGACAAAGCAAAGAAATCATCCACTCTCAATAAATTGAAAGCGGCAGAAAAAGGTATCAGAAAAGAAGAAATCGATATAAGTTTCAGTGAATTAATTACAGAGAAATCTGTATCGTTATCATCAATCAGAGAAAAATTCAAACAGGAGAATTACAATGTTCAAAGCAATAGCGGCACTATTCAAGAAGAAATCGGAACCGGAAGTAGTAGAGACACCAGCAGTCGAGCCAGCACCGGTCCAAGAAGCACCCGTGAACTTAGAGAACACTGTGGTTGCGAAGCCAACCCCACCGAAGAAAACGCCAGCGAAGAAACAACAATCTACGCCAAAGAAGCCAGCGGCGAAAAAAGTACTCGCAAAACCGGCACCCTCTCGCTCAAAGAAATAAAGAAAAAACTTCATAAATCTCCAATAAATATTGACGATGAGTTTGGAGGTAAAGAATTAATCACGCCACCATTAGGAACTGCTAGTAGTAAATACGATTCATTGGGTAGAGTGACAGAAGAAAAGAAAGCCTCTATAACTAAGAAAGAAAGTTTTAGAGGTAGAACTACTGCTGATGTTGAATATAATGTGCATGATGAAAAAGGCAATCATATCAGAACCACAAAAACAAAAAAAGAAGCTAAGGTGTGGGCTGATATGCATGAGTTATCAAAAGAAGACATGTATAAAAAATATCCTGAGTTGATACCAAAA